TCTTTATGACCTCATCAGTTCAGGCTGGGAACGCGTTCGCATTTAAGCGAAGAGTGCAGGCTGGATATCACGACAGTCTCACGACCGTCCCAGATGCAGCAGTAAAAGCTGGAGTCGTGTTAATGGCTGCGAGCCTGTATCGCGAAAGAGGTTCTTTGGACTCCTTCAATTCGTTCGAATCCATGTCCATCTCTGCACCAGTCGCTTCAATGGGCCGAATCAATCAGCTTCTCGGTATTAAACGATCGCAGGTCGCATGAAATGGCCGGCATCTTCACCGAAACGATTGACGCTGTCTCGGCAACGATCACGAGTCTCGGCCTTGTGCCGGTCACTGATCCTAGGAACGCTCGACCTCTTACTGTATTCATTGAGCTACCTGTATTCTCGTCGTTCAATAACCAGACAGCGGACATCACAATTGATCTCCGAGTGTTGGCTGCGCCACCCGGCAACCAAGACGCTACGGACTACATACTCGGAGTCGTTGATACGCTCATGAACTCCTCTCTCGCAGTTATCTCTGGCAGACCTACGATCGCATCAATCGGATCTGCCGAACTACCTGCCTATGATCTCACAATAAGAATCGGCACAAGCCGCGTATAAAAGGACAAAAAATGGCAACAGTCACTTATCTATCCAATCCAACCGTTACCGTCACGAGCCCTAGCTCATTTACGCTAACCGACCATTGTTCAGCTGCAACATTGACTCTGACGGCAGAAGCGCTTGAGAACACAGCCTTCGGTCAGACATCAAGGACATTCACTGCAGGCCTCTACTCAAATGAGCTAACGCTCACCTTGTTTCAAAGCTATGGCGCTACCGAAGTCGAGACGATGCTGGACACAATGTTCGGCGTAATCTCAACGATCGTGATCAGCCCAGCTGGAGCATCCGAGTCCGCATCCAACCCTGAGTACACCTTGACCGGATGCTACTTAGAGACCGTGACTCCGATCATGGCTACCGTCGGCGAGCTGTCAATCGTGGAGGCCACCTTCAAGGGAGGCACATACGCACGCGATGTGACCCCATAATCCATCAGTAATCCGAATCCCGACTAGGAGAAACTATGAAACTCATACTTAGCGTCAAGCTGGAAGATGGCGAGACCTACCAAGTAACAACGAACCTATTCGTCATCATCACATGGGAGCGCAAATTTAAGCGCCGATCATCTGATCTCGCTAATGGGATCGGAATGGAAGACCTAGCCTTCATGGCCTACGAGGCCAGCAAGCAACAAGGTCACCCAGTACCGATCTCATTTGACGAATTCGTAAAGAAGTTAGAAGACCTAGAAGTAGTGGAGAGCCTTTCGGTAAACCCTACGCAGGAGGCCACCGGCGACAACTAGCAGCCCTGCTGGTTGAGACTGGATTCTGGCCTCCAAACATCACATTCGAGACAGATGATCTAGCGACGTGCGTTCAGATCATCAATGAGCAAAGACGAAAGACATAATGGCTGCATCGGTAGGGATTGACTATGCAGGACTTAAGGACGCTCTCCGAGAGATTCAAAAGGTAGACCCTGCTCTACGTCGTCAGATCACAAAGGACATAAAGTCCGCTATGCAACCTCTGGTCTCCGCAATCAAGGACTCCATACCGTCAGCACCTCCACTGACTGGACAGGCTCACAATGGTCGCACAGCATGGAAGAACGAATCCAAGAAGGTCGTAGTCAAGGTAGACACGCGCAAGGCTCGCAAGCGCAACCTGCAACAAGGAGCAAAATTTGAGTCAGTCGGCGCTGTCATAATTACCGCCAAAGGTGCAGCACTATCCATGACCGACATGGCAGGCCGAGGCCCAAACCAGACGCGCAACAAGAACCCTCTGCGCGCTCGACCCAACTTCGCCGATGATCTCACCAGCAAGCTCGGCAGACCTTCGCGCTTCGTGTGGGCTCGCTCAGACGACTACCTAGACGAGATCACCCACCGAGTAGACCTGATCGTGATAGAAGTAATGGACAAGGCCAACAAGAGAATCGTCAAACGCTAATGGCAATCAACCTACCAATCATCTCGGAATGGAATCCTGCCGGTATTGACAAGGCCATAACTGACTTCAAGAGACTGGAGACCAAAGGCCAGAAGGCCCAGTTCGCAATTAAGAAGGCTGCAGTCCCAGCTGGGCTCGCTATCGCTGCTCTCGGAGCTGTCGCATTTGACGCAGTTAAAGCATTCGCCGAAGATGAAGCTGCAGCACAAAAACTAGCGACAACACTCACCAACACGACAGGAGCGACCGACGGACAAGTTGCAGCAGTTGAAGCCTTTATCTCTAAGACATCAATGGCTGCAGCAGTTGCCGATGACGAACTTCGCCCAGCTCTAGACTCGCTCGTACGAGGTACTGGCGACATCACTAAAGCGCAGGAGCTTCTAGCTCTCGCTCTAGATGTCTCTGCCGGCACAGGTAAGGATCTTGGCGCTGTCTCAGATGCGCTGTCCAAAGCATTCAACGGCAACCTAGGCCCATTGAAGAAACTAGACCCAGCTCTAGCCGACCTTGTTAAAAGTGGCGCTTCAGCCGATGACGTATTCGCTGCCATGAGCAAGACCTTCGCAGGACAAGCGGACACTGCAGCGAACACGACTCAAGGCAAGATGAAGAACCTAGGGATTCAGATGGACGAACTGAAGGAGTCCATCGGTCAAGCTGTCGCGCCAATCATCCAGAAGCTCATTCCATACCTGCTCAAGTTCTCAGGCTGGGCATCCAAGAACAAACAGCTCATCATCACTATCGGCGCTGTGATCGGCGGTATCGCTATCGCAGTTATCGCAGTCAATACAGCAATGAAGATATGGACAGCAGTAACCAAAGCATTCGCAGCAGTTCAGGCAGTATTTAATGCTGTCATGGCAATGAACCCCATCTTCTTAATAGCGATCGCCATCGCTGCCATTGTCGCCATCCTGATCATCTTGCAGAAGAAATTTGATATCTTCGGAATAGCCGTAAATGCTATCAGTACAGCATTTAGTGCAGTCTGGACAGCAATTAAGAAGGTCTTTGATTGGGCCGTCCAGAACTGGCCTCTACTGCTCGCAGTAATCACAGGCCCATTCGGACTCGCTGTCCTCGCAGTAATCACCTTCAAAGACTCAATCATCAAGTTCCTAGGGACTCTAATTGGCTGGATAGGCACAGCATTCAAGAAAGTCGTAGACCTCATCCTGTGGCCCTTCAAGAAAGCATTTGAAGGAATCCTCTTTTGGAAAGACGCTGTGATGGGAGTATTCACTGCGCTGAAGGACATAGCCGGCACGATCTTTGACTCACTAGGAGGAGCGTTCAAAGGAGTCATCAACGCTGTCATCGGAGGCCTTGAAGGAGGACTCAATTTTGCCATCAAAGGACTCAATGAAGCCCTAGACGGTATAGATGCTGCAGCTGGGCCGTTTGTCAACTTCGGCTCTATGCCAGAAGTATCACTGCCTCGACTAGCAAATGGAGGCATCACAACAGGCCCAACGATCGCCATGATTGGCGAGAAAGGCCCAGAGGCCGTCATCCCTCTAGACAGGCTCGGCAACATGGCACAGGGCAACACGATCACGATTAATGTCCAAGGAGCAGATCCCAACGCTGTCGTCAAAGCGCTTCAACGATATGTCCGGCAGTCAGGCCCAGTCCCGGTCAACATTCGAGCGATGTAATGCCAAAGCTCACATGGGAAATCGTAAACTTAACGCAAGCTAGTAACAACATAACCCAATATGTGCGATCACTAAATCTTACGATCGGACGACCGACAGCGTTATCGTCTTACTCTGGGAACGGCGCAACTATCACAATGCTTTCTTATGGCGGACTTGAATCTCTCGTCAGTGTCAACGATGAAATCATGCTCAGTTCTGCCGATGGCGTTAATCTTTACGACATTTATATAGGGCGCGTGACTTCTCGTACTTTTGACGATAACCCTGGGACTGGCATTGATAGCACAATGATAGTTAACCTTAACGACGCAATGCTTCAGGCTGGAGTAGCTAACTTACAGAATCAAAGCCTCATATCGGTCAATGATCAAATAAGCGAAATAGATACAGTCCTACCTCAAATAGAAATATTAAGCGACAACACTGATATAGATATTTCTGTCGGCGCTTTTACTACTAACGCTAACCAACGAATTAATGAGATTATCGCTGGGGATCGTGGGCTCATATTCAATGTTAACGCAGTCGCCTATTACCGCCCTCCGTCAATATTTACAGGCTTTAATACAGAGGACTTTACGATTAGTCGTGACGCATCTGGCGACCACATTGCCTACTCCAACATCGTCCGCATCGAATCTGCAGCTAATAGTCTTTTTTATACGCAGGCAACCGTAACAGGTTCAGTCGCCACTGAAACAAGCAACAGCGAAAACATAGCGACCTACGGGACGCGCACATTTACAGTGACTACGGCACAGACCCAACTTGTGGGACAAGTTGCCGCATGGTACGCCAACACATTCAGCGACCCTGAAACAGTCATGCTGTCGCTAACTATTTTTGATATATCACAGACGCAAGCAGCACTACAACTTTTTAA